TTTGCCAAGGTTGAGGCGGGTCGCGAAATGCGATCTGCCACTCGTGACGCTGGCCTCATGCGAATTGTCAATTCGACTGTGGCTGGTCCGGGGACAGAATACTCTCGATGGAAAAACAGTGGACAGATAAAGGTTTTCAATTTGCCCTGGTGGGAACATCCGGACAAAGGCCGGGGCCGGTATCTCGAACAGAACGCAGTAACGGGTGCCTGGAAAATCCGGAGTCCGTGGTACGACAATGAGGAGAAAGTTCGATCTCCGAAGGAAATGGCCCAGGAAATCGACGCGGAGGATGTAGAGTCAGGGGACCTGTTTTTCACGTCAGCGAGTATCGATAAACACATTGCCCTGTTCGCCCGCGAACCAAAATGTCGGATGACCGTAGATTTCCGACCAGGTATTGCCAATGATGCAATTCCTGATCTGATCCGCAAACGGACAATTGAGACTGTTGTGACACAGCGGAGTGAACGAGGTCCGTTACGTATCTGGGTGAACCTTATCAACGGACGCCTGGATCAGAACCAGGCGTACGTGGTCGGCATTGACCTGAGTAAAGGACAGGGAGCCTCGAATACTGTTTTCAGTGTCAAGTGCAAAGAGACCAGGATGAAGGTTGCGGAGTGGCGGGATGCGAACACCCCGCCGTACGAGGCTGCACGGATCGCTGTAGCTTTGGCGTTATGGATTGGCGGACGTACGAAGCTACCATTTTTGAAGTGGGAGAACAACGGCCCCGGTTGGGATTTTGGACGTTACCTCGTTCGCAAATGGTTCTATCCGTTCTACTACCGGGCAAAACGGCCGGGTGGAGTCAGCGAGAAAAAGACACGGCTCTACGGATGGCAGAGTGGACGCAGGGAAAAGGAGGAATTGCTCCGGGAATATGACAGGGTACTCGCACATGGAGGATATGTCAATCCGTCGCGATTTGCTCTTGAAGAAGCTCGTCAATATGTTTACTACCCGGATGGAGGAATTGGACCGGCATGTCTTGTCGAGGAAGATATTTCGGCCAAGAAGACCCACGGAGATACTGTGATCGCCGATGCCCTGACCCTGGATGACAACGACATGCAGGGTAGTCAACGTTCGGAAATTGAAATCCCGCAACGGTCTGCGGCATGGCGGAAGAAACAGTTGGAACTGAAACGGCGGAGGAAGAAACGTGGACCGAGAACTTTCGACTTCCGAGTTTAAACAACGCTTTCAAGTATCTGGGATGGTGACATGGCACAGGAAATAAACGAACGCAAAGTGCAGGAAGCCGTGAGGTCCGGTTTTAAGCGGATGAAACGCTTTCAAAGGGCGAGAGCACTCTTCATCCGGGCTTATGTTGGACAGTATTACGCCGCTGATGTGGCCCACGAAGGGGACCAGCCCTTGAATATGCTCTACCATACGATTCGCAGTCTCGTTCCCAACTATGTCATGCGAAATCCCACAACTCAGGTGACAACAGACATTGCCGACTTCCGAACTTACGCGTTCATGCTCGGTATGGCGTTGAATAACCTGAATCAACAGCAGAATCTCAAGATGACGATCCGGCGTGCTATCGTGGACAGTTTTTTCGCGATGGGAATTGTCACGACAGGACTTTCGGCCACAGATCAGTTGGTGGATTTCGGCGATATTCGAGTTGATCCAGGCCAGGTGTATTCGGATACGGTAGATTTTGATGAGTTCGTGATCGATCCCTCTTGTCGGTTGCTGGAGGAATCGGCATTCATGGGCCATCGAATGCGGATACCCCGGCAAATACTTCTGGATGATGAGGAGTGCGATCACGATCTCGTGATGCGATTGCCGAAATCCGAACATCCGGACGCCAGGAACAAAGCAGCGGCATTGAGCAAGGCAAATATTTCGGAACAGGAGATGATCGAGCTTCAGGATTTTGTGGACGTTGTAAGTCTATATATTCCTGGGGCGGGCTCGTCTATTCTGGTGCCCGATCCGGACCAGTTGATCTCGGATGGGTATATCAAATTGACCAATTATTACGGTCCGAAGACGGGACCGTATCGGTTTTTGACTCTGACTCAACCGGTGCCGGGTAATCCGTTCCCGGTTGCTCCTGTGGGCATCTGGTACGACCTGGCGGTCATGTGCAACCGCCTGATGCGAAAGCAGATGATTCGGGCCGAAAATCAGAAGACTTTGTATGTCGTCGATCCTTCGGCACCGGACCAGGCGGAGGACATGCGAGAGGCCGAGGACCAGGAGGTCGTGTTCGGCAACCCGGATAGCGTGGAAATGTTCTCCTCGAAGGGGGCGGAACAGGGGACAGACCATACGCTATCAAATCTTCAGATGTGGTTCAACTACATGTCCGGCAATCCGGATCAGATGGCGGGTGTCCAGTCGAACGCAAACACGGCTACTCAGGCGACGATCCTTGAAGGCAATGCAAACGTGACCGTCGAGGATAGTCGAGGTATGGTGTATGACTTTGCGGCCGGGATTATCAGCGACCGGGCATGGTATCTGCATTATGACCCCCTGATCGACCTGCCCTTCACAGTTCGGAAGAAAGAATTGTCTGAAGTGACCGGCGAGTTCATCCGGCCGGAGCAATACAATTTTCCGGTGCAGATGCGTCTGACACCGGAACAGCGGCGTGGCGAGCATTTCCATTATACGTTTAAGATCAAGCCGCGATCTATGTCGGCTATTGATCCACTCGTATTGAGCAGACGTATCGTGGAATTCGCAACGAACGTAGTGCCCGCTGTCATTACAGCGGCGGCGGCGGCTCTCCAGATGGGGGTACCGTTCAACGTGCAGCGGGCGATTACGACGATTGCGAATCAGCTTGAATTGTCTGATGAGGTTCAGGACTGGTTTGATGATCCAGAGTTTCAGGATCGCCTTAATCTGATGATGATGATGGGTCCGCAGCCGGAAGGCAAAGCCCTGAATATCCAGGGTATCCGGCAGAATGGCGGGTTCCCAGGTCAGGTATCGTTCGGTGCGAATCCGATGAATCAGCAAGCCCAGGAACTTGCGGGCGTGGCACAAACGGCAATGAAAGGCAGTATCAGGGGGCGAGGATGAGTTGGGTATCGAAACTGAAAAAGAACGTGCAGAGTACGCTGGCGAAACGGCGTGCCGCCCGTAAACACTACGAGAAAGTTGCCAGGTTGAAACCGGTTGGTGAGGGATCGCGATTCGAGGCGGTGGAAGCGAGTGCAAAGGCGGGTGGGGCTCGCAATCCCGGAGCGGTTGCTGCGGCTATCGGTCGTAAGAAATACGGCAAGGCAAAGTTTCAGAAGATGGCTGCGGCCGGGAGAAAACGCAGATGAACTGGGTAGCGAAATTGAAGAAGAAAGTTCAAGACTACCTGGCAAAACGAAAGAAGTATGAATCCTGGCGAACGAAGAAGGTCAGTGAGCAATTAAAGACGGCCGGTCTTACTGATGCCGAGATCAAGAAATTGAAAGGTGGGAAATGACGGGGCCAGGTTGTCACAAGAAACATACGCCTATCGTGAGTGAGGCTCAACGGCGGTTTTTCTACGCGGTGAAGGAAGGCAAAGTTTCTGCTCCGGGATTGAGTAAAGCGGAGATCAACCGGCATTTGAGAGAAGCGAAGGGCAAAAAACTCGTGGCGAGAGTGGGTAAGAAGTTAAGAAAAATCTACAGGTGACGACGTGCCTATTTATACATTTGTCTGTCCTGAATGTGGTAATCAGGATGAGACCGTGCGGATGATGGCGGACGCCGACCAACCGTATAAATGTGCGAAGTGTGGAACACTGACGAGACGGGACTACCGAGCCGATAGACCGAATGTTGTAGGGACTGAGAAAGGCGAAACTTTCTGGTCCGAGTCATTGGCAATCAATCCTGAGCAAGCGGCCGAACACCGGCGACTATTCCCGGACGTGAAAATCGATGCGGAAGGTCGGCTTGGGTTCGATAGTGTGAAGCAGCGGAGTGACTACTGTACGGCTACAGGATTTGAAAAACGAAGTCAGCGGAAACAGATCATCTAAGTAACAACGGGTCCAAATAATCTTACCCTCGCATAGCGAGCAACATTAAGAGGAATCCGAAATGTCAAAGCAGACAGAAGATGCCCTGAGTGGGCACGCGGGGATTCACCAGGGCAATGCAGGCGAGCCGACTGAACCATTGAAGGACGTAGATGAGGCGTTGAATGATGAAAAACTCATCACGACGATGGAGGATCGCCTGAAGAACCTCGGTGAAATCACGCGAACACCAGCAGCGGAAACAGAGGATGACGAAACGGAGGAGGAGGACGATGAAACGGAAAATGATGATGAACCTCCCGCTAAGGAAACGGATTCTGACGAACCGGACAAAGAATCCCCTGATTCCCCTACCCTGGATGAGCATGTCCTGCCCGAAGCCTATGTGCGAGCAGCCGAAGGATGGGGCTGGAAACGGGACGATGCAATCGAGTTCTTCAACAAAGACCCCGAACGGGCGTTGAGAACGTTCGAGAATATCTACCAATCCCGCAATCGTGCGTCGGCGGAATTCGCCGCTATCGGGCGGGCACGCAGTACGGAGAGCCCAAAAGAGGATGAGGTCCCACAATTCAAGCCGGTAGATACGGCAAAATTGCGGGAACAGTACGGTGACGAAGCAGGTCCATTGATCGAGATGATCGAGGCCCAGAATAAGACATTGAATCAACTTGCAGAGAGACTACCCAGGGGACAGAAGCCGGATAATCGTGTGTTCGACTCGGCAGTCGAGGAAAGCGGCGTCGAGCAGCAGATACACGC